TCAGTTCACTCGCGAAAAGTCTGGCGTCCATGCCGGCGCGGCCGGCGGTGGGTTCGGGTCGGCAATGGTAGGGCTGATCATGCCCAGCTTCATGCGGGCGTACATGCGGCCCACCAGCGGGCGCTTGCCCCGGCTTTCGACAAACACCCACTGGCGATCAATCAGCCAGCGGCGTTGGTAGGCCCTGGCCTTGTAGCCGGTGAGTTCGGCCAGTTCCTCGTCAGAGAGGATTTCGGTTTCCATGGGATTCTCCACGCCGCCGGCGGCGGCAGAAGGTTTTAATGAAGGGTCACGCTGTCCTGCCCTGGGGCGATGGCGCGAGCCTGTTGTTCGGTGCGGAAGGACATGTGCTGTTTGGTGCCGTTGCAGTCAGCGATGACCCACCAGAAGCCGCCGAAGTGGTGCGGGCCCTTGATGATCTTCGTGATGGTCATGGCGCACTTCCTTGCCCGGGTGGGCGGTGCCGCGCTGGGCAGCAGAAGGTGGTTGCTGGGCTACTCGTCTTCGTCCTGATCGAATTCGTCATCGTCGTCATGGCTGACGCTGATCGGGAGTTTGCCGAGGCGCTCGAGGGCCAGCACGAGACCGATCCGCAATCCCTTGGCCATGTCTTTTGTCAAAGCGATCTCGACGGGATCGTCGATGCCCAGCTGAAGCGTCACGCCTTCCTTCGCGTTGTCGATGATCATCTGCACCTGCTCGGCCTGCCGCTTGTGCCAAGCCAGTAACGACTGGATCATTTCGCCCACGTCCTGCGGGGCATTCAGCGACCCCTCCAGCGCGCCGGTGACGAGTTTCTTCAGTTCCGCTTTCTCTTCTTCAGCGCGCTCGAGCTGGTCGTCTGCGGCGAATGGGCCGTCAATCAGTGACCAGCTGCTAGCGAACACTTGAGCCTGTTCCATGATGGCTTTGATATTTTTCTCAGACATACGAATTCCTCGCCCGCCGTACACCGGCAGGCTGTTGAGTAGGGGGAGGGGTTACTGCTGGATGAGTTCGGCGGGGACCTTCACCGTGGCGCCGCGGATGGCGAAGACCACGGCGCGGAACACGGCGATTGCTCAGGTTTCGCCGATCTGGCGGTTGAATGGGTCGTTTGTCGCGTCGGCCAGCCACGGTTGCCGGTGACCGACATCGACCCAGACGCCGTACTTCGTGATCAGCTGCTCGACGTTGGGCAGGGCGAATAGATCCAGCTGGCCAGCCACGGGCTGCTGGTCAGACTCGATCGCGCTGATTGCCCAGTCCAGCGCCGGGCCGGCCAGCTCCTCGGTGCGGACGCTGAACACGCGGTTCACTGCCGATTGCCGATTTCTGCTGCGGCCCGGACGATTGCTCGGCGGGTTCCGTAACTGTCCATCGCCTCGATGATCATCACTCCATGTGCTGACTGCTCGGCTCCAACCGAATCGCAGTCCTCCATAAACACGATGCAGATCCCGAGCTGAACAGCTAAGCGAAGAGCATGGCCATCGTCGGTCAGAGGATCCCAACCCGTTGTCACGACATCCCCATCCTTTCGAACGAGAAGCGCGGCAACAGGCGGTTCCATCTTCAAGCGCTTGGCGTTCATCGGGTGAGATGTATCGTATCCAGCGGCTTTTGCAGCCAGTTCCAGCATTTCACGTTCGTTCATCGCCACGGCCCCTTGTAGATGAGGTAGGTCATGTAGATCGGGGCGAAGATCATGGCGTCACCTCCCGACGTGCCCACCAGCAGACTGGGCCGTCGTCGGTGTCGTGCATGGCCAAGCAGAACCAGCCTTCGCCGTCAGGGCGGGCCGGGTCCCAGTAGCTGAAGTCCGGGTCGCCGGATTCGAAGTAGCGATCGGCAACAGCTTCGTCGGCGTACTCGAGGCGGGCCTGCGAAACTGTCAGCCCCTGTTCCGCTACCCATGCTTTGCACTTTTCACCGTCGCCCTCATCGAAGTCGGGCATGTCTGGATGTTGGAACCAGCCGTTTGCGTCGCGCACGACAGGGGCTGGCTGAATCAGTTTTATCAATTCCATGGGCGAGCTCGTCCTTGCCGCTATAGCGGCTAACTTTGAAGGGGGGAGGCTAAAAGAGTATTCTGATGTAGGGCCAAAAATCATTAGGAGCAGTTAAACATGGAACGAAAGATCATCAAGGATAAAACTGCTGGTGAGAAACTTAAGATCATCTGCGGTGAGTGTCGAATTGCGCAGAAGCACGTGGTATTAACCTCTCTGGAAGACTGCATTGATGAGGATAATTTTGGGTCGGTGAAATCTTATCAAATAGTTCAATGTCAGAATTGCGACTCTCTTTGTTTTCGTAGTGAATACGCCGATTCCGAATCTCACGCATATGATCCAGAAACTGGGGAAGATTTCGAGTGGACTCAGGTAGACATATTCCCCCATCGCACCGCTGGCAGGTTTAAGATCAAAGATTCATTCTTGCTACCTATCGGTGTTCGTCAAGCGTATGACGAGCTTATTGACGCGATGAACGCCGGGCAAAGAATTCTCGCAGGTCTTGGTATTAGAGTCGTTGTCGAGTCTATATGCGTTGACCTCAATGCAGAGGGTGATAGTTTGTATAAAAAAATTAATGATCTTTCACTAAAGAAAGCAATTACTCAAGTTGACGCTTCCATCCTTCATAAGTTGAGATCTCTCGGCAACGCTTCCGCCCATGAGGCAAAGCCAAGTAGTGCGGAGCAATTAGATCTCGCGATGAACGTTGTTGAACATTTATTGCTTGGCACTTACATACACCCAAGACTCGCTCAAAGTGTCTTCAAGGATTCAAAGTAATTGGTATCAGATAGTAAGCATTTTCTATTACTTCGGCGTGTAGGCCAGCGCGCCGTCGCGGATGGCAGCCTTGATCGCTTAGAATTCCCAGGCATAGTAATGAAGGCTGTTCACGATCTCCCAGCGCTTGTTCCATTCGGTGACGGTGCGGTTATCGAACTCGGCGAGATATTACCCTGGCCGTCATCGTCCAGATCCATAAAGCCGCATTCCCGATCAGCCATCAGAGCCTGATCGATTTCTGCGCCTTCCTCTTCGTCGAGGTCGACCCAGTATTCCTTGGGGCTGAACCACGACCGACCCTCCTGGCACACGACTCGACCTTCGGCGTAGTCGATTCGTTTGGTCTGCACGGTGAAAATCACGGCCGCGGAGTGGTGCCACTTAACGCCGGCGCCGTTGCAGTGATAAAGGAGGCGTTCGACGAAATCGTACCAGGTCGACGCATCAAGTGCGTCGCCGGTCGCCAATGTCAGAAGCGGCTCAACCGTTTATTTTCTGTGGGCATGGAGGATACCTCGGCGCTACTATCGCTATGATTGAATGGAGGCTAGCTATGTCGATCTGTTTGGTGATTTCCGATGTGGATTGGGCGCTGACAAAGGACGTTTTTGCGGTAATAGGAACGGTGATATCCGGTGTGGGTGTGATAACTGCCGCGATCATCGGATTTATTGGCCTTGCAACTTGGAGGCGGCAAATCAGAGGGCAAAACGACCACGAGTTGGCTCGTCGATTGCTGGTTGATCTATATCGTACGGTAGAGCATTTTAAAAAGTATCGAGCAAGAGCCATTTACTCGCATGAGGTAAGGCGAGAGGGTGATCCGGTTTTTTCAGGCAGCCCTCAAGATCGACACGCCCGTCAGGAGTTGGGCTTCAGTCGCCGAATAGAGATTCTTCAGGAGTCTTATGCACAGATGGCAGCATCGTTGTTCGAGGCCCAAGCTCTCTGGGGTGAGGAGGTCGTTTCCAGAGCTACGCAGATTAAGCGTCTAATCGATGAGTATGCCGATTATGTAAACTTGTTGTTGCTGTCAAGAGATCCCTCAGAGCCCGAGGATGAGCGCGAGGACCACTTGGAGTTTTTGAACTCCCGCCGGATCGTTTTCAGAAATAGACTGCGCGAGCAAGATGAATTTGGAGATGAGCTAGATCGAGCGGTTCGTAGTTTTGAAGGTGTACTGAAACTGAAGCTGGCGCGGTAGATGCAAAATACCGGTGAGCAGCGATCGCAAGGTATATAGATGCATCACCGGAACCCGCGAATAAATCGATTCCAGTGGTCATAGGCGATCCTCGCCGGCTGGTGTGGTTCGTTTTCAAGGGGGTGTCAAGGCTACTTCGGATGAATACCAAAGAAAACCACAATATGCATGGGTGCCAGGATGGTTATGAAGCGGATGTATCATTTCTGTAATGCGGAACACGGTCTTCAAAATATAGAGCATAACCGTCTTAAGATTGCGACAATTCAAGATCTAAACGACCCCTTCGAAATGCTTTGCCATGATTTAACTGAACCAAAAGCCCGAAAAGCAGTTTTGGCTTTAAAACGCCATTTTTCAGAAAATGTAGGACTTTTTTGCTTTAGTTCTTCTTACGCAAATCCTGTGCAATGGGCGCACTATGCAGACAAACATAAAGGAGTTTGCTTGGGGTTTGATATAGACGAAGATGATCTTGTAAAAGTTAAGTATTCACCATCTAGGCTTGCGATGGATGCCGGAGATATTCTCTCGAAGTCAAGGTATAGACAATGGTTGGAGGAGTTTGTCTCGACAAAGTATTCGCATTGGAAATATGAAAGGGAGTACAGGGTTTTTGTAGATATCTCAAAAAAAGATCGAGCGCAAAATGTTCTCCTTCAATCTTTGAGTGATAGGATAAAGCTGCGACAAGTTATCGTTGGTTGTAATAGCGGTCTGTCAAGAGGCGATGTCTCCAGCGTACTGGGTGGTTACGAAAACTCTATTGAGGTATTTAAAGTTAGGGGTGCATTTAAGAAGTTTAAGATGGTGAAAAATAGAAATCCAGATTTGTGGATTTGAATTTATTTCTAAGCTAACTGCAATGACATAACTACTTAGTGGAGAGGTGGCGGTGGAATCGTTGTTGCGGGGTTTCTGACTTTCAGAGCATCTTTGAATTCTGACGCGATGGTTTCTCGCGGAGTATCTCGTTCACGCAAGGGTGCCTTCGACTGATTGCCAATCCTGCTCGTTCGCGCGAGCAGCTTGCCGCGCTGGTTACAAGAGTTTATCGCAGTAGGTGAGGGCGGATAAGGCGCGCCGGACCTTGAAGTCTGCATCGCCTTGATGCTGTGGCAGTAATCCTGAAGTCGCTCATAGGCTTTGTACTTGGCCTGACTTCGTGTAGCTGCCCACACCCTGACCAGATCTTCGCGGGCTTCTCGATTCCAGTCGAGATCATCCCAGTCATGCTTGAACGGTAGGACGAGCCACTCTTTGAGCGGTAGCGTCTCGGCCATTTCGCCGTACTGCATTTCGTGCGTTGGGTGGTAGTTGCCGATTCGCTTCTTCGGGTCTTCGTCCAGCACCACGCCGATGTAGTGGCCGCGATCGGCCAGGATCACACCGGGCTTTCCGTAGGCGATGACGCGGCGGCCGATTTCGGCGGGCACCTGATAGTGCTGCCGCAGGTATGCGCAGTTGTGGTTCATGGAATGTCTCCAGTCAGGCGCCGCCCCCCGTGACTGGTGGCGGCATGGTGGCAATTTCATGTTAATTGGGGTTTGATAGCACACCGACCGCGAGGGGCGGCGGCCAGATAACGCATTGCAAAACAAGGAATGGAAGATGTTCGAGCAGCAAGAGCTGATGCAGCACCTCGGGGATCCCTACACGAACAAGGTGGTTGAGCGATTCAACAAGTTCGCGTTTATTCCGAAAGATCTGATCGACAGCCTCGGCGTCGAGGCGCTCTCTCAAAAGTGGGGCGCAAATAATCACGTGCTGAAAAAGTACTTGGCCGTTCACGTCGCATGGAGCATCGAGCAGGGGAGGTATACGGAGAGCTCAAACCAGTTCTACGTCACTGCTGGACACCTCCAGACGCGCTACGGAACCCCGCTGTACCTTGCTTTTGCGAAAAACAAGAATCCAGGGCGTGAGCCTTACTACTTAGTGGCGGCTGGATCGAAGATCTCAGCTCCTCAGTTGCCGATTCCCCCAGATATTCCGCGCGAGCCTGAGCTGCCTGCGCGCGCTGAGATCGTCATGATGCACGATCACATCTTGGGCGATAACGCAGGCCGCTTCCCGTGGCTTGCTCAAACGCCTAGGGTTGCGCAAATGTGCGCAATTTCAGGCGCAATCCAGTGGTCGATCAACCGAGGGCTCCATCTACCGCAGTGGTACTTCGGCAGAATGACGTACGTGGTACCCCTTTATTTGCAGTCGCGTGAGGACATCACTGCAGCACCTGACCTCATCGCGCCTGTACAGGTTAACCCCGACAGCCTTCTCGTCAGGACAGTGCTTCTGCCTCATATGTCCTACGGGAATTCGCGCGTTGCTGTAAAGCGGCACGATCAGCTACCACACTGGCTGATTTCCGCTTGGGATGTACATGCGGATGAACTGACTGAGGCAGAGATCGACAACCCTGAGCCAGAGAATCAGGAGTAGATTCAAGTAAGGTTGGTTGGGTGGATAATTTCTACTCCAGGATCCTGCTGAATCATGAGCATGCTTTCGTCGTGAAAAGCTCGCGACACCTTTTCACTAACTACAAAAGGTGTCGTGACACACTGGAGCATCTTGGCTTGGGTATCGAAGTCCGTCGCGATTAGGTTCATCAGCAGCCTCTGGTGAACGTCCTGCTGGTTGTCGATGCCGTGGGCTTTCATGACCCGCCTGAGGTCAGGCTTGAACACGCCGGCCACCTCAACCGTAAACTTCTCGACGCCCAATGCAGCGTCCTTTGCTGCTGCCTTCTCGCGCTTTTTCTTCTGCTTGATGGCTTCCTTCGTTGGCTCCTGTACTTCGGCCATGGCCTACCTCTTCAATTCCGCTGGCCGGCAAGTCCAGCCAGGTCTGTCGGCGGCGCGTGGCCGCCCGGTTGGAGGATCGTTTCATCAGTCTTTGAATTTGACGTTGTTTTCTTTGGCGATGAGCAGGGCCCGTTTGTGGCCGATGTCCAACGCTTTGCAGGCTTGGTAGAGGTTGGCGCCGCTGTCTGCCAGCCGCTTGAGATCGGGCGCGATCTTGTCGCGTTTGGCGCGGAGCTTGTCGCCGTAGGCGGTGCCGAAGGTGAGCTCGCGCTCTCCGGACACGCCAAGGTCGACGTGTTGAACCTGTTTCCCGGCGCCGAAGAAATCGTCCAGCGCACGGTTTAGGTGGTCGGTGATCTGCTCGCGCGGATCTGGCATCGGCACACCAATCACTGCTCACCAACCTTTGACCGGTTGGCTTTCTCTTCGAACTGGATCGCCATGTCGAGCGCTGCTTTGTAGGTCCAGCGAAACGCCTTGGTCTTGCCGGTGGACAGATCCACGACATGGAAAGCCTTGCCGACTGTCTTCACCTGGAAGCGCACCTTCTTTTCCGGGATCACCAGGCCGGCGAGCCGTGCGAACGTCTCGCGCGCTGCTTGGGTGCGAATCATCAGGACGCGCAGAACATCGACGCGCTGTTCCATCAGTGGGTGCATTTCGACCTGAGCAATTTCTGTTGCGTGCTTCATGGTTGATTACCTGTCGGTTGTCATCCCAAGCAGCCCTCGCGAGAAGGCTGCTCAGTGATGCTTTCCGTCCAATTGCCGCCGGAAGGGGCGGGGCGCATAGCTTGCCGGGTCATTCACTCGGTTCTGGCGTTTCACCATCGGGCAGCCGTACAAGGTTTTCCCTGTCGTTGGCAGGCTTTCGGGCCTGTCCGCTCGCCGGTCGCCGGTAGAGGCAATGCGGTCTGTTGGTTTGTTTTTGCACTGATTGTTAAAGAGCGGCGGGTCTCTTGAAGACCCTTCGCAGTGGCTGTGTGTCGCTGCGTCGAATTAAATATCTCCCATGGAAATATTTATGTCAACTCCAGTGGAGATATTAATTTCTCCGGGCGATAAAAAACCCGCTCATTGGCGGGCTTGGGGAAGGGCTATCTGTTGGCTAAGCGGCTGACTTTTCGAGTCTTTGTATTTGCTTTGCACCTTCGAATGCACTGCGAACCATGACGAGATCAAAGTCTTTTTTGTCTGCCATGTCTTCCAACATTAGAATTCGGTCTTTGTAGGTTCTCATCGCTACAGGCTTCAGCTGTTCGATTACGGCGTCCTGCGGTACCACAAGCATCATTGCCGCTTTGTGATCGTGTCGAATGAGGGCGTCATGGTCTTTGAGCTGCTCCAGCCTGAATACCTTAGAAGTGGCCGCGTCAAAAAGTTGAGCCAAGCGATAGTTGCCCGAAAAAGCACAGACGTTAACTGCGATTCGAGAAGAAAAATAGTCGCACTGCAAGGCCAGTCTAGAGCCGCGAATTGTGACATCAACAGGTACGTTAAAGTGCGGCACAAGAGTCTTATCTACTCGCTCCATAGCCTTCTGAACACGCTTCCAATAGGAGGACCTATCATGGCTGGACTTAATGTCCTCGTTGTGAATTAAGCTGAGGCTTGAGCAGAGATCTATTCCCTGGGAGATGATGTCCTCGAGGTCGTAACCGATCCCTTCGCGGGCTTTCCCTAGAACGACACCATGGATTCCAGATGAATAGCCTTGGACGAATCCTTTTTTGGCGTAAACCAACGCCTTCTTGAGAGCAATCTCCATCATTGCCTTCATTCCTGGCGCGGACTCACCATACAAGCATTGAAGAGCCTTATCGGTAATTGTAAGGCTGCCAGAAACTTGCCCTTCAACCCCTGCAACTACGCCAATGGTTAAGCGCTCTCCAGACTCGACTATAGGCTCCAAATAGATCGGCGCCCACTGTGCTTCGAAGGTGGGGAAATCTGGAATTCCTTCAATGTTAGGCGCGTGGACGGTCATAATTCAGATCTAAATGTGTTTGACTGAGGCCTAGGCCGCTCTCGAGAAGCTTCGGCATGTGCTGAATTCGGTCGGTGAGAAACTGTACCACGGCATCCATGTGTGCGCCTGTAACCTGACACGCCGTCGGCATGCCGTTCAGCGCTTCAGCAGAGATATCGATATCCACAAACCCAAGCGACTCTTCCTTCAACCTCTGCGCTGTACGTCGAAGTTCGAATTGGCTCAAGTCTTCAGATAGCCGCTTTAGTAGATAGTTCTGTATCTGCCTGTGAGCCGCAGTCAGAGGGTCTCTTAAAGCCTCTTCATGATCGATAAGCCATATCTTGCCGTCGGCTCCTAGCAAGATGTTCTTAAGATTCCTATCGGCGTTGGCTATCAGCTCATCAAACACGATTGCCGTACGGATATGCGTCCACTTAGTGAGCAGATCGTTGACGTCGTCAAGCCTTGCGATTCTTCCAATTGGAGCTGCGCCGCAGTCAAGGCTTGCTACGCAGAGGACATGAGCGGCCGTAATGCCGACAGTTTGACCTTTTGCATAAACCGGAATGGTGAGCGGGACCGGCAAACCGAGAGCGCGACCAAGAAGAGAGGCTAGTACCTCCGCATATACCAGCCTGGCGGGAATCATTTTTACGTACGCGTTGTAGCGCATCTGCCCCTTAAGTTGGACGATGCCGTAAAAAAGAGGATGCTGCCCACAAACGGCCGGATCCTCTACGTGTTTTCCCGTCAAAAACAGGCCGAGCTCAATTTCGCTCGGTACGAGACTTTTTTGGGCGGACATTCTCTTTTGCCTGTTCCTTGTGGCTGTGTTTGCTTAACCCGTGCTCAAGCATTGAGAAGAGATCATTGGAAAAGCCGCCTTCCTCGGAAACTTTAAAGGCTGCTGCGGCAATTCCATCAAGACCTTTTGGCAGGGTGCTATATGGTTCGCTTCTTGGATGGACCATTTCGTCCCTTATGCCAAGTATCTGCTTTGCGTGAGTCTCACTGAGGCCGGTGATTGACGCCTTCGTGGCGATTAGAAATAGCGCCATGATCACTTCACGCGGATCTTTGTGTCTGTCGTTAATCGCGACTTTGGTAAGAGCTTGCGAGCTCTCCACGTCGGTTTTTTCGCCGACATTAGTTGAGTCAGGATTAGAGGTATCGCCAACTACAGCGGCCATGTCCGCAATCTGATCGGCAAGCCTCGTACTGAATTTTGAAATAGGAATATCAAGCAGTTTTGCCATTGCCACAGCCAGCTTTTGAGTCACCGGCCTATGACCATTCAGGTGGCTACCAAGCGTGCCTTGGCTCATCCCGACTTGGTGAGCAATTTCTTCCTGCGTCAGCTTTCTGCCTTTAGGCAGCTTCGCATTATGTTCGGCAAGGGCGGATTTGAGCGCTGCGCACTCCTGCTTTTCCCAACTCTCTAGATCGCGTCGTTCTGTGCTCATCTTTCAAGAATATTCCCAATGGCAATACCTCGCCATCTCCTGTGGAGTTGCTTAATATCTCCGATGGAGATAGCCTGCCCTTAAGTGAACCAATGGAGTTCTGGCGATGGGCCGAATCCCGCTATCTGAATTTGCAGAAACCAACGGACAGACCAAAGCAGCGGTGCTGCTTGGTATGACTCAGGGAGCCCTTAACAAGGCAATCCGCGTGGGCCGGGAGGTGTACGTGATTGAACATGAGGATGGTAAGTACACCGCCGAAGAGTTGCGCCCTTTTCCAGTCCAGTCCGCAAAGCGCACTGCCGCCTGACCGCGGTTCGCACTGAGCGAAACCGTTGAGTGCGCAAAACCGCGCAGCACATCAGCCACGAGACGATTCCGCAAGAGGGCCGGCATCGCGCTCAAACGCACGCCATAGCTTGAGCTGAGCAGGTGAGGGAAGGGTGGAAGCCAAGGCGACCACCAAGCAGCAAAGGGCGGTATCTCGCCATGCAGTTCTGAAGAGTCGGTCATGGGGCGCCCCGGATCATTTGATGAACAAATGATCGCGTCACTGATGGCGCAAAGCCACGTAACAATTTTTGAGGTGTGACATGCAGGAATTGATGAGCGCGATCTACGACGTAGTCGACACCCACGGCGCGAGCAAGATTGCCGAAGGCGCTGACTTCACCAGTCGCACACTACTGTCGCAGAAGGCCAATCCGAATTACGACAGCCACAAGATGAACGTGGAAGAACTGCATCGAGTGATGAAGTTCACCCAAGACTTCCGTCCGCTCAAAGCGTGGGCTGAGGTGTTCGGTTTCGACCTGGTTCCGAAGGAAAAGCCGGAAGGAATCAACCTCAATGCCGCACTTCTGCGGCTGCACGCTGATCTTGCCGACGTAACCCGGCTTGCGTTCGACGCACAGGCTGACGGGCGAGTCTGCTCGGTCGAGAAAACGAGCCTGCTTAAGGAAGCTGAGGAGGTGATCGTAAGCCTGGAGGTGTTCAAGCAGTCCGTGAAGGCAGCCTGAATAGCAGACACAAAAAAGCCGACGGTGAAGGTCGGCTGATTCGCAAAACTAGAGAGGGCCGATTATGCAGAGCCAGCCAAATTCTAGCAATACCCAGAAAAATGTTGCGACACGTTTTCAGAGTCCCCGAAGCGTGTCGCGACGCATGTCATCAAGTCTGGCCGAATTGAATATCGGAGCTTCTTTGTGAGTGTTCAAGCAATGTCATGGGCGCTGTCTTTGCCCACGCAAGTTCTCAAGGATGCCAGTGCGCGCCACGTTCTCCTGTGCCTGGCCAACTACGCCGGATCGAATGGCGCAGGCGCTTTCCCATCTGCGACGACTCTGGCCCAAGACACCGGGCTGTCCGAGCGCACCGTGCGTTACAAGCTTGATGACCTAGAGAAGTCCGGGCTGATCATGAAGGGCAATCAGGCGATCGCCGCCGTTCACATCGACCGTCATGACCGCCGCCCAGTCGTTTATGACCTTCAGCTATTGCGGGGTGCAAATGCTGCACCCCGTTCTGATCGGGGTGCAAATGACGGCACGGGGTGCAGTTCAAAACAGAACGGGGTGCAACCTACGACAGAACGGGGTGCAGCGGCTGCACCCAATCCGTCACTTAACCATCAATTAACCGAAGAGCAGCAGCAGCGCGAGATTGATGCCGCTCTCGCCGAACAGAACAGCGCTGCCATCGAGTCGCATGATGATCGCCAGCGCTTCGCCATGTTCGCCACTTGGGTACCGAACGAGAAGGCGCTGTCGGATCAAATCGCAATCGCTCGCCTTCCCGCTGATGCGATACCTGACGCAGCGGTGCGGGCTTTCATGGGGTTCTTCGTCGCCAAACCGGCCACGGTCGATACCTCGGCTGGCTGGTGCCACCGGCTGGTGCAGTGGGTAAAGCGTGAACGTGTGCAGGCCGCGGGCCGTGGTCAAGAGCCTGATTTCAACGACACCAGCTGGGGCGATGACCTGGGAGGTCTGTGATGAAGTCCGTTTCGAATGTGCTGCAAATGTTGCCCAGCGTAGCGTCGGCCGAGGTCGCGCCAGTGAAGGCTGACCCGGGGACTGTCCAGGTCATCAACGCCTTGTTTCGCGAGCTGATGGCAATTTTTCCGGCGTGGAAGCAGGCATGGCCTGACAAAGAGGCCACCAGCGCAGCGAAAGCTACGTGGACCAAGGCGTTCATGGCCGAGAAAATCACGACGATCGAGCAGATTCGCTTCGGCATCGAACGCTGCCGGAAGCTTGGCTCTGACTTCGCGCCGAGCGTCGGCAAGTTCATCTATCTGTGCCAGCCTACCCCGGAAATGCTCGGCCTCCCGCCGCTCGAAACGGCATTTCGCGAAGCGTGCCGAAATGTTCATCCATCGATGGCCGGCCAGGCGAACTGGTCGCACGACGCGATCTGGCACACGGCCAAGGAGTCCGGCTTCGAAAGCCTGAACCGTTTGGATACCTCGCTGGCGCGCAAGCTGTTCGAGCGTAACTACGTGATCACTGTGCGGCGCTTGATCGATGGCCTGCCGCTGCAAAAGATGCCACTGGCATTGCCAGCCCGTGTCGATGGTCGCCGGACGCCTGAAGTAGGAAACAAGGCGTTGGCAGAGCTGCGCGCCATGCGTTCAGGGGGTGTCCGTCATGCCTAATCGTCGCCTCGCTGTCCCTGAGATCGAGACCTACCGTTGGGCAGTGTTCTGCTGTTCGTTCAAGGTCGATCTGAGCTCGCCACCTGATCACGCGTTGGCGCTGTTCGCCGATCAGGCCATGGCCAAACGCTACGGATCGTGGATGTGGCCGGGCACGTTCGAAGTGATCGATGTCGTCACGGGGAAGCCGGTATGCGAGTGAGTTCTAAGAAGCTGCGCAACTCAGCCCGAGGCCAGGACTGCACCGTCCGTATGCCGGGTACCTGCAATCACAACCTGGAAACCACGGTCCTCGCGCATCTGCCATGCGGGCAAAAAGGCATGCGCATGAAGGGCTTCGACACTGTCGCGGTGTACGCCTGCAGTGCCTGCCACGACGTGATCGATGGCCGTGCCGCCGGCGAAGTCGATTGGTCGGATATGCCGCGCGCCATTGCCGAAACCCACGAAGCCCTGATCCGGGCGGGAATTCTTACCGTGAAGGGGGCTGCATGAGCACCGCAGCGGTGAAGATCACCGAAGCCGAGATCAAGCGCCAAGCAGCCGGCACTGTGCAGGACGTGCGAGATCTCGAAAACAAAGGCCTGTACTTGCGCTTCAACAAGGCCCGCTCCGGTGGGTCGTGGTACCTGGTGCTGAAAGGGGAGTGGAATCACATTGGCACCTTTCCCGAGCTGAACCACAAGCAGATCGTCGCGGCACTGCCGTCGGTTCGCCTGCGTCTCGCCGCCGGCGAAGGGGCCGCCTTGTCGAAGTGGGATACCGTAGGCGAGCTGCTCGACTGGTTTGCCGATCGGATGTCGCGAGACCGAAACCTGTCGACCAAGCGAAAGGGCACCGGTGCCTCGATCATCAAGTGCCACCTGAAACCGCGCCTCGGCGAACTGCCGCTGATCAGCCTCGACAAGGCCACGCTCGACACTTTGTTGATGTGGCCCCTGCAAGAGACGGTTTCCATCGACTACGTGCGATCGGCGTTCCAGCTGCTGGCCCTGGCATTCCGGCAGGCTGCCAAGCTGGGAATGATCATGTCCAACCCGATGGCGACGATCCGGTTCAACGACTTTTCCAAGGCGAAGGTCGGCGTCAAGCCGTCCCGTCTTCGCGGCGTTCAGTTGGAAGGCCTGTTGAAGCGTCTGGCAGACGCCTTCGTTTCGGCACCCGCTGACGCAATGTTGGCTTTGCTCCAGCTTTGCCACGGTACGCGCATTGGCGAGAGTCGTCTCACCGAGTGGCCGCACATCAGCTTGGCCGAGCGCGAATGGTTCATTCCCGGCAATCACACGAAGACCGGCGTCGAGCATCACCTACCCCTGACCGAGCAGGTGTGCGCGATCCTGATCCGTTACCGCGAATGGCAGTACGCCAACGGCTATACCGGTCAATACGTTTTCCCGGCCCGCCACGGCAAGCCGATCAGCGAAGGGCAGGCCTGCGCCGTGTACACGCGGCTGGGGCAGGGCGATTGGACTAGTCACGACCTGCGCAAGGTGGCCCGCACCGGCTGGGCGGACCTTGGTGTTGACCACCTGATCGGCGAGCTGCTGATCAATCACGCGATGGGCCACAACGTGAAGGTGTACATCCAGTCGGACGTGATGAGCCGCAAACGTGATGCCCTCGAGCAGTGGCACGCACATCTAGATCAGAAAGGCTTTGCAGCGATTCACGGATTGACCGGCTTTAGATTTGAAGATTCTGGTAATTCGCTGCGAGCCACAGACCATAAGGCCTGCAAGGCCATTGAAGAAACAACCATAGGCGAGGTTTCAAATCATGCAGAAAGGGCTGGGGCTTGGCTTTAGGCGAGAGCGGATCGAGTTGGAGCCGTGCTCGATTTGCAATGGGAACGCTGTAGTGAAGGGGCTGTTTTATGAGTTGGTTTGCACTGATTGCAATGGTTCAGGTTGGGTGGTGCGTGGGAGCAAGTTGGTGCTTTCGTCGGATGAGTTAGTCACCCAGCTAAATTTCAAATTGCAGCAGGTTCAGCGTGAAATTTTGGCACTGAAAGGTACGCCAATCATGGCCGGGCCGCAGAGTCAGTATGAACAATCGAACCGCCTGGGAGCGGGCGGAACAAATTACACAGGGGATTGAAAGCATGATGATTCGTAAGCCAGCAGGCCGACCATTGGGGGACACCGAATACCTACTTGAGCAGTGGGGCTGGTGGAGGATGGATGGAATGGGAATTCCTGGTTACACGTCACCGACTTTAGCGCTGATGCGCCAAGCAGTAGCCCAGCCGTCTTCGAGCAAGAACTACTGCATCACGGATGACTGGGCGATTGCTATCGACAATGCAGTTGCCAGGCTCGCACATCGGGATCAGCAAATGGGCGATGTTCTCTGGCTGTACTTCGGCGAAAAATGGGCCATGGTGCGTGTGGGAAAACACTTTGGGATCAGTGAGGGAAAGGCGAGGGAGTTGGCTCGGGCCGGTTCTGCCTGGGTTGATTGTGCGGTGAGCTATATGAGGGATGCTGCATAGGTCGGTGATAGAACAGGTCTTCAAAGTGAGCCAAGCCGGGCAGGATCGCCCGGCAGGTATAGGCAATGATCCGGTCTCATTTGAATTATGTTTCGTCCGATGGGATGCCTAGGTCTTTCCGGACTGTATTGAAGTAATCTTGAAGGGAGTTTCTGCAGGATTCGTTCTTGTCGAGAATGATTTCGCGATACTTACGCTGTAAAACCAGTTTTCTGGATAACTGATACCCAAGGGTCATACTTTCAATGTCCGCATCTCGTACAAGTAGCTTGCTTCCTTGTTTTTCTGCAGCTTTGCTCTGACGGTCTATTTCAGTGAGCGCATCATTTTTGGCGGCAGAGTCTATTGTTTTTAGTTCTTTTAAATACCCTTCTGCCAGCGCGTCAAAGTCTGGCTTTGGGCAAGCTAGTTCGTTTGCATGCCCTTCAATGTGGGTCTTTATTCTTTCGTAATAAATTGCGGGAATTTCTTTTGAGCTACTACTAGCTACTTCTATACCGTATCTGAGTGGCTCCAAGTTGTCCGGCCAAGGCTCTTTCGCTTTCAAGATAAATTCTGCACCATCACCTTTTTCGCCGTATAGAGCGTTTGAAAGCTTTTCGTACCCTGTGAGAGTGCCTATGTAACTGAATTGGACAAAGTTCATCATAACTATCTTCCAGCGTGCAAGATCGAGGGATGAAAGCTCTTTTTTAAGTCTTTCATTTGCCTTGCTAACAGAAAGCTTTGCTTGTTTTTCCCTCCGTTCTGCGTGTTCTAACTTTACTGACGTTTCTGCTAGTTTATTTTTTTCTTTTAGTAGAAGTGCTTGAAGTGTCTGTAGGTTTTCGCTTTGAAGTTTGTAGTCTGTTGTAAGTTTTTCTAGCTTTTCTTCCTCGCGCTTAGTGTCTGCTTGGAGTTTTGTGTTGTTCATCTGAAGTTGGGCGTTATCTTCTTGTAGTTTTTGGTTTTGGAAAACTGGCAGGACGGTGTAAAAATAGCCGAATCCGGCAAGTAGTACTGCGCCGATTTGAGCTGCGCTTGATGCTCTAGTGAGAAAGGTGTCTATGCCACTTTTTGGTGGCACTGGGACAACATTAGGATTAGATCGTAGTACACGCCTAGTAGGTATCTTCATTTTTTTTGATTCATGAATTTATTAGAGTTGATCAGGTCGGTAGATCGTCGGGGGATTTTTAGCGGAAGTTTTTGGACAACTGCCTAGGATAGGGCGAATGGCATCAAAATGCCATTCGACGGTTCGACCACGCTCAGAAAAAAAGATACGGTTAGGTAAAAGAAGCTTTTCCGCACGGAATAGATTTGTTTTTATAGCAGCGTAAATTGCTGTGAACGCAGCGCGACGCTTTCAAGAACCCGGCCATCGAGCCGCTTTTTGTACCACTTACAAGCCCTGCCATTGAGCGGGGCTTTTTCGTTTTCGCCCTCATGCCTGGCTCTTTGCTCCCAAGCGGATGACAGTGATATGGAGGTCGAATCTATTTGAGGGAAAAAAATGAGCACGGAGCAACAAGCTCTTGCGGATGTACCGCTTTGGCTTTTGATATTGCTGAGCATGGCCGGCCTGTCGGGTGAGATGTTGAGGGCCTCCGGCAGCGATCTCGGGTTACGGCAGATCTTGCAGCGAGTAGCTTTACGTTTTCTTGCTTCAGGTCTGCTGGGCATGGCAACGCTACTGCTAGCGATGGCGCTCTGGAACAACCTCTACGTCGCTGCCGGATTGGGCATCGTCATTGCGGTGATTGGTGCCGATGTTGCCGGTGGTTTGTACACCCAGTTCTTAGCAAAGAAGGCAGGCGTTCAAGTCGATGAGTAAGCCACTGACAATCAAACGTTCCAAGGAGACTAGCCGATACGGGGCCGAGTGATGGCGAGGGTCATAGGTGAGACCTGACCCGACCTGGAGCTGACATCGCCGGGGACCCTGGGATTATCGGAAGGGTACGGGGTCGGAAACCCGCGGGAAAGCGTTAGCCACAGGGCTGGAAAGTTAGTTGACAGCGGTTGACAGGTTGACAAGGAATTCTGTGTTTTCAGCGACAGCGTTCGCATGACCCAAACAGTGTTTTTTAGTGGAGTCCCCCCGGTTCTATTGGGCTGTAGGCGTTTTCATGCCTGTTCATTTTCTTAAACAGCAGCCCCGGCGCAATGGTCGGAAGGCCTGTCAACTAAGCCGGGTTAGTTGACAGGCTTAACAAGCCACGACGATGGAGGCCGCATGGCTTTTGTAACTCGCAAGGAGTACTGCGAGCTGAAGGGGTGGTCTCGGCAGTACGTTGGCAAGCTGGTCAAGAGTCAACGACTGGTTCTAAATGCTGCCGGGAAGATTGATGTAGAGGCCAGCGAGCGGCTTCTGGCCATGACGAGCGACCCGAGCAAGGCCGGCGTCGCCGCTCGACATGAACGCAATCGTCCGAAACGGGATGATCAGCCACCTCTGGAAATAGTCATCGCAGACTTTGTAGATGACCCCTCTGGTGAGGTACCCGACTTTCAAAAGTCACGCGCGCTTCGTGAGCACTACCTGTCGCTTCAGGAAAAAAACAACTTCCTTAAAGCCCAAGGCACCTTGGTAGAGCGCAAAGCGGTCGAAGATGCGGCCTATAACGCCGGTCGCTTACTGCGCGATCTTTTGCTTGGAATGGCTCCGCAGCTCGCGCCTGAGCTGGCCTCGCTGTCTGATCCATGGCAAATCGAAAAGCGTCTGACGTCGGCTTTACGACAAACACTGGAAGATGCTGAGCGGCTGTCAGCAGCAGATCTACAACAAGCCATTACCCCGAGCTAAACCTATGTCCTTAGAAATGTCGAACGGTGCGACGGTGTACCGCGAAGCGTATTTCCGTGGGCAGCGACCAGAGCCAGATGTCTGGATTGATCAGTGGGCCGACGAGTACATGCGCATTCCGCGCGACACGGGTGCGGCCGAGCCTGGTCAATACCACACTTCGCGCACCCCTTATGCGCGTGAGCCGATGCGCTGTCTGTCACCTGCCCACCCGTGCAAGCGCGTGGTGACCATGGTGGCCTCGCAGTTGATGAAAACGCAGATCGCCTTGAACTGGATCGGCGGGCTGATCCATATGGCACCGTCCAACATCCTCACGTTGTTGCCCAGTCTGGGGTTGGCCAAGCGGGTATCGTCGCGGATTGGTAAAACCATCAAGGCGACGCCGGTGCTGCGTGAGCGCGTGGCGTCCAACCGCTCGCGAGATGCGCGCAACACCATGGACACGAAGGAGTTCGAGGGTGGTTCGCTGTACATCACCACGGCCGGTTCTGCGGCCAACCTGGCGGAGCTTTCCGCACGCTACATCTACGGCGACGAGGTTGATCGCTGGAGTGTCGACGTGGGCGAAGAGGGCGACCCGGTCGAACTGGCCGAGACTCGCGGCAGTACGTTCGGCCGTAACGCAAAATTTTACTTTTCCAGTTCGCCGACGGTCAGGGGGGCGTCCCGGATCGCTGATCTGTTTGAGGTCAGCGATCAGCGTTACTACTACGTACCGTGCCCAACCTGTGAACACATGCAGGTTCTGGAGTGGGAGCGTTTGCATTACTCGGCGGATTTTCAGGTTGTGCATTACCAGTGTGCCGGCCCCGACTGCGACGTACTGATCGAGGAGCGCTATAAGGGCGAAATGCTGGCGAAAGGGGAGTGGCGAGCACACACCCAGGGCGATGGCGAAACTATTGGTTTTAACTTGAATGCGTTGTACTCGCCGCCCGGCTGGACCGGTTGGGCCTCGTTGGCCAAGCAATTCGAGAAGGCTAAAAAGGCTCAGGCCAAAGGTGATCTGGAGCCGATGCAGGTGTTTTACAACACCCGTCTGGCCAAGGTCTGGGATAGCGCTCAGGAGCAAACCTCAGCCGGTGTGCTGATGGATCGGGCGCGACTGGAAAGCTACGGGCTTGGCTCAATGCCCGACGGCGTATTGATGCTGACCGCTTCTGTTGACACCCAAGCCAACCGCCTGGAACTGATGGTGATGGGTTGGGGTGCTGGCATGGAGCGCTGGGTGGTCGACTTTCAAGTGATCTCCGGCGACCCTGCCGATGAGCGCACTTGGGTGGCGCTGGATGAGTTACTCAAGGCCCGTTACCGACACCCTTGTGGTGCTGAGCTGATGATCATGGCGACTGCGGTCGACTCCGGTGGTAACCATACGGATGAGGTCTATCAGTTCTGTCGTATGCGCCGCTGGCGCAGCGTGTTCGCCATCAAGGGGGGGAGCAAGCGGGGCCGGCCGGTGATCGCGCAGCGACCTTCGATGGTCGACGTGACATGGAAGGGACTGACTGAACGGCATGGCGCCGAGCTATGGATTGTCGGTACCGACACGGCGAAGGACTGGATCTACAACCGCTATGCATTCGACACCGGCCCGGGAGCGCTGCACTTTGCCAACGACCTGCCGGATGACTTTTTCGCCCAGTGTGTGGCTGAGCGCAAAGTTACCCGTTACGTCAGGGGGCATAAACGCATTGAATGGACCAAGGGCAAGTCCGAGCGCAACGAAGCGCTCGACCTGTTGGTTTACAACCTGGCCATGGCCCATTACCTCGGCATCAATCGCTACCAAGATCACGATTGGGCGCGGATTCGGCAGGCGGTCATCCAGTCGGCTTCGGGCGATAGTGGCCAACCCGTTCAGAGCGAGCGGCTCAGCCGGCCAGTCGAAACACCGGCAGGACCACAGGCGCCGCAACCCGCCGTGAAACCACGTCCGACAACGGCCCACCCACAACGCCGCAGCTCCACCAGTGGCTACCTGAAGAGACGCTGATATGTCATTTACGAAAAAGCACCTCGACGCGGTTGAGGCGGCCATTGCTCGCGGTGAGAAAACTGTGCGCTACACCGACCGTACCGTGGAATACCGCACGGTCGATGAACTGCTCGCGGCGCGCGCGGAAATACGCTCATCGCTGGCACGCGACGCCGGGCCACGTTCGCGCGTGGTCCGCCTTTATCACGGGGGCAAGGGACTTTAATGGCCCGACATTTTCCGACGTTGACCCGTAACGGCTTTGTGCTGCCGTCCAACATCAAGGCCAGTTACGAAGGCGCTGGTGAAGGCCGCCGATCCGCTAACTGGGACGCTCCCGACAACGGGATCAACAGCATCAACACCCCGGCACTGCGCAATTTGCGGTCGCGCTCCCGGGCAGCGGTTCGCAATGACCCGTATGCCTTCAACGTCATCGACAAGCGCGTCAGCAACCTGATCGGCACCGGCATCACCCCTCGGCCAGCGACCGATGATGATGCCCTGCGCAAGCTGCTGCAGGAGTTGTGGAGCGATTGGGTTGATGAATCTGATGCGGATGACCGTACCGACTTTTACGGCCAGCAGGCGCTGGTGGCGCGCACGGTGGAAACATCGGGTGAATGCTTTGTTCGCTTGCGTCCTCGCAGTCGGGACGAAGGCTTGGCGGTTCCGCTGCAGTTGCAGATTCTGGCGCCGGAGTTCGTGCCGCACGACAAATTCGAGAGCACCAAGAACGGCAACGTCATCCGAGCCGGCATCGAGTTCACGCCCGGCGGCAAGCGGGTAGCGTATTGGATGTACCTGTCGCACCCGCGTGATGCGGCTTCATTGAACGCCGGCTACAACCAGCTAGTGCGCGTCCCGGCCGCGCAGGTGCTGCACATCTTCGAACCGGTCGAACCTGGCCAGTTGCGCGGTGTGCCGCGATTGTCGCCGGTTCTGAAACGTCTACGCAGTCTGGACAACTACGACGACGCGGTGCTGTTCCGTCAGGAGGTGGCCAACCTGTTCGCCGGTTTCATCACGCGCCCGCCGCCGGACGCGGGTCCGGCTCCACGCGATCCGGTCACTGGCGCGTTATTGGATCTGGACCGCGACGGCTTCACGCCCATGGTTGCGCTCGAACCTGGCACCATGCAGGAACTCGGTCCGGGCGAAGAGGTGGAATTTTCCAAACCGCCGGATGCGGGCAACAACTACCCGGACTTCATGCGTCAGCAGTTGATGGCTGCAGCGGCGGGTAGCGGTACGCCTTACGAGATCCTCACCGGCGACATGCGCGGAATCAACGACCGAGCGCTGCGGGTTGTACTCAACGAGTTTCGGCGCCGCCTGGAACAACTCCAATTCAGCGTGTACGTCCATCAACTTTGCCGTCCGGTGCGGGCCGCGTGGATGGACATGGCGGTGCTGTCGGGTGTTCTGGTGCTGGACGATTACGCACAGAAGCGCCGCCAGTACCTGCGCACTCGCTGGGTACCGCAAGGCTGGGCCTACATCCAGCCGGTGCAGGACGTGCAAGCGCGAGCGATGGAGGTGAGAGCCGGTTTTTCGTCGCGCAGCGAGATGGTCTTGCGTACCGGCTACGACGCCGAAACGGTCGATCTGGAAAACGCCGCCGATCTGGCGCGGGCCACCGCATTGGGCATCAACTACAACACCCTGGATGCCGTCGAAGACACCGACGACAAGGAGCAACCATGAGCAAGAGCGCGAAACCGCGTATTTACAACCGCGCCGGCAAACGCGTCGAGGTAAAGGACAAGACCTGGTATGCCGTTAATGCCAGCGGCGAAGCGGCCGATCGAGTGATCGAAGTCTTCGTTTATGGCGAGATCGGCGCGTGGGGTATCACTGCCAATCAGTTCGTGCAGGATCTGCGCGCCCTGGATGACGGTGTGTCGCCGGTAGTCGCCGCGTTCAACAGCATCGGTGGCGATCTGTTCGATGGTCTGGCCATGCACAACGCGCTGTCGCGGCTGGGCGAGCGCTGCACCGGCCGGATCGATGCACTGGCCGCCAGTGCGGCCAGTGTGGCCGTGTGCGGTGCACACCGCGTAGTCATCGCGGCGAACGCCATGCTGATGATTCATAACCCCTACACCTATACAGGCGGGGACGCTGAGGACTTTCGCCGGGTCGCTGATGTGCTGGATCAAACCTTGGAGGCGATCATTGCAGCCTATAAGGCCAAGGCGCCCAACATCGACGACGCGGAACTGCGGCGAATGGTTAATGCAGAAACCTGGCTGACTGCCAATGAAGCATTGGCCCTCGGTCTGGCTGATGAAGTCGGCGACGGCATCAAAGTCAAAGCGTGCCTCGGTCAAGGCGCGGTGCTGCAACGATTCCAGAACGCACCGGCTGATTTGCTGGCCCAGCTCGACGAGGCACCCGAGCCGGATCCGGATCTTGATCCTGTCGATCCGCCGCCGGTGCCGCCCGTTGTGGCCTCGGCCAAGTTGGCATTGATGGTCACTCAGCGCTGCACGGCGGCGGGCATCAGCAACCTGATCGAACCGCTGCTCAAGTCCACCCAGCTTGAAAGTGAAGAGATCGTTTTGGCGGGTCTGGAACGCGCCAAGGCGATTAACGACCTCTGCGTGGCCGCGCGGCTGCCGGAATTCAGCACCGAGTATGTCGCGGCAGGTCTGGATGCGCCGGCGGTGCGGGCGCGTCTGTTCGACAAGATTGTCACCAGCGGTAAGGGCTTTGAAATCGACAACAGTCTGCCGCTGGCGTACGACCTGGCGCCCAAGGTGCTGGCCAAACAACCTGACCCCAACTCGATTTGGGCTGCTCGCCAAGCGGCTCAAACTGGAACCGCGCGCGGCGCGAAAGGAGCATGAGCATGAACATCAAACGGGAACCGATTCACGCAGGTGAATTCCTGCTGTCCGAAGGCGCCGGAAACATTTCGCGGGAAACGATCAATGTCGCCGCTGGCCCGGCACTGAATTCGGGCCAAGTCCTCGGGCTGGTGACGGCCACGGGCGAGTTTGCGCCGTATGATCCGGCCGCCGAAGACGGCACCCAATCTGCTGTCGCGATCCTTTACGGGCCGTTGGGTGAGTCGGACATCGTGCGCCGTGGTCGCGCGGTGGCACGCATGGCTGAGGTCAGCGAAGCGCACCTGACAGGGCTGGATCCTGAAGCCGAAAAAGATCTGGCGGCTCATTTCCTGATCGTCCGCTAAGACGTTTCCTTCTTTATATGCATCCCGCCGCGTGCGGGATTTTTCGTTTCTGGAGAGTACCCATGGCCGATATCGCCATTTTTGAAGACGAAGCGTTTACCGTTACCTCGCTGACCGCTGCACTCAATGATCAACCCTACCTGCCGGGCCGCATCAGCGCCCTGGGCCTGTTCCGCGAGGAAGGCATTACCACCCTGACCGTGCAGATTGAAAAGGACGGTGACACCCTGGCACTGGTGCCGGCCGGTGAGCGCGGTGGTTCTGGCCTGGTGGTTGCTGCGAGCAAGCGCAACCTGATCCCGTTCAACACCGTGCACCTGCCGGAGCGTTTCACCATCAAGGCGGATGAGATCCAAGGCATCCGCGCCTTCGGCACTCGCACTGAGCTGCAGGCGGTGCAGGACGTGGTCAATGCGCGGCTGGCTAAGGCGCGTCGTCAGTTGGACGCCACCCACGAATTCCAGCGCATGGGCGCACTCAACGGTCAGATCCTCGACGCTGATGGTTCGACGGTGCTGCTGGACTTGTATGAGCGCTTCGGTGTGCAACGTCAGAAGATGTCCATGGGGCTGACTGAAGCCGGTACCGAGCTGCGGGTCAAGTGCGGTGAGGCGCTGGACATGCAGGAGGATGCGCTGGGCAGCGTGACCAGTACCGGTTCGCGCGCTTTCTGCGGCAAGAACTTCTGGAACAAGCTGATTGTTCACAAGTCGGTCAAAGAGACCTACCTCAACAGTCAGCAAGCGGCAGCGCTGCGTGGCGACGCCCGGGAAAGCTTCGAGTTCGGCGGCATCATCTGGGAGCGCTACCGTGGCAAGGTGGCCGGCGTGTCTTTCGTCCACGACGATAAGGCGCTGCTGGTTCCCGAAGGCGTGCCCGATCTGTACATCTCGGTGTTTGCACCGGCCGACTACATGGAAACGGTCAACACTCAGGGCATTCCGTACTACAGCATGATCGAGCCGCTGCCCTTCAACAAAGGCATGGCCGGTGAAGCGCAGTCCAACCCACTGCACCTGTGCACTCGACCGCGTGCCCAGATCCTGCTGGAACTCTGACCGTGGGCTTTCGCGATCTGATCGCCGAGGTCGACGCGGTGGTGTTCGAAACGCTGGGCGATACCGCGCGGATCGAGGGTCGCGACGAACCAGTGTTCGGCATGTTCGCCGCGCCCTGGCTGCAACCCAAGTTCGGCAAGCTCAACACCGGGTTGCGTGAGCCTCGCTTCGAGATCCGCGTCAGCGATTCGCATGGTCTGGAACAGGGAATGCGGGTCAGCGTTGACCTGCCTGCCTTGGACGGCGGCGGTGACTACGACCTGATCCAGCTCGAACCGAGCGGTGACGGGCTGGTCGCCCTGATTCTGAGGTTACGGCCATGAGCGTCGGCAGCTATTTCAAACCCTCGGCCGGGGGCGGGATGATCTCCATCCAGTCCTCGGCCGCAGACTTTCAGGCGTTTCAGGACTTTGCCAAGGTGGTGCCGAAAGCGGCTGCGGCGGCGCATCGGCGCGCGATCAACAAGACGTTGGGTAGGTTGCGCACGCACATCGCCCGAGCCGTCAGCCGGTCAGAGCGCATTGCCGTAGCGGCGGTGCGTCAGCGGTTGCGCAGCTATCCAGTTTCCGGGGCGGCCGCGAGCGGCAAACTGTGGTTCGGGTTGAACACCATCGAATCCAGCCGGATCGGCCGGGCGCGGCAGACCGGCAGTGGTGTGTCGGTGGCGGGGCGGCGTTACGAAGGTGCCTTTCTCAAGAAGGTCTACGGCAACAAGCCCGACATCTGGATCCGCACGGCCAGCAAGCATTTCAACGCGGACGACTACCCGGACAGCACGGTGTCACCCGGTCGCGGGCCGAGTTCGGGTTGGGTCGCTGAAAACGGTAGTCGTTTCCCGCTGTCCAAAGCCAAGGTGTCGCTTGAGCAAGCCCGGCCGCATTTCGACAGCTGGGTCAAAAAGGCAGACGAGATCCTGTTGGCGATTCTCAAACAAGAACTCAACTTTGAGCTGCAGAAATACCTCAAGAGGATCGGCAATGTCTGACGAACCGTTCAGCCTGGACCAGCTTTATCTGGCGGTAGAACAGCATCTGCGTACCCACTTGCCGGGCGTGCAGACCGTCACCGCTTGGCCAGACATTAAGGATCGCGTGTCGCTGCCGGCGGTGTTTCTGGAAGTGGCCGAGATTGAGCCGGGTACCGATATCGGTACCGGCGAAACCTCGCTGGTCTGCAAGTTCGAGGCGCGAATCATCGTTGACCCGATCAAGCCGCACCATCATCAACAGGCCGTGCAGTTGGCGACCCAGTTGGCGGTGCTGCTGCGTGCGCAGACGTGGGGGTTGCCAGTTGAACCCGCCGAGTTTGTGCAATCGTTGCAGGACTGGACGCAGCCGCACCTGGATGGATACACCGTGTGGCTGGTGGAGTGGACGCAGCAGGTTTATCTCGGCCTTGAAGAATGGCCGTGGCCAGACGAACCGCCGGGCATGTTGCTCATTGGATTCAACCACGACGCCAAAGAGGACTTTGTCCCTGCGGAGGATGTGTGAGTGGCTATGCGAGTGCCCAGCACGACCGCATGCTCGCCGGGGTGGTCAAGGCTTGCTATGTGGTCGCGGTGGATCTGACGGCATCGCCGCCGGTGTGTCGCGTGTCGGATGGCAGTGATTGGGTCAGCGCTTGGGTGCGCTGGCACAGCATCGCCGCCGGCAAGGCCAGGCACTGGCGGGCGCCGTCTTTGGGCGAGCAGGGCAGTTTGATCAGTCCCAGCGGTGACGTGTCACAAGGCACGTTTGTGCCGGGCCTGTATGGCAATGCCGGACCCCCGCCAGACAACCGCGACCATGTCGAGGTCTGGCGTTTTGATGATGGCGGCTCGTTGATCTACGACTGGCAGGCCAAGAGCTACGCCATCACCCTGCCGAGCGGTACGGTCAGCATCAAAGTGGCCAGCACGGAAGCGGTTGTAACCGATGCCGCCGTGAGCGTGACCACCGGCAACATCAACCTGAAGGCGGCGGTGATGATCGACGGCGCGTTGCATGTCACCAAGGGCATCACCAGCGCCGGAGCAATCATCGACGCCACCGGCAACAGCAACCACCACACGCATTAATTCAATCACCACAGCCCGCCCAGTGCGGGCTTTTTCATGCCTGGAGAAATACATGGCCAAGATCGATACGACCCTCACTGAGGTGCAAGCGTCCTCGGAACCGGCAATTGCATCCTTAACGTTCTCATCGCCCGAGTTCTTGAAATTCCGCGACAAGCTCTACACGTCGCGACTATTGATCGTCCCCGCCACTGGCCGTTCCTATCCCGTCGACAAGGCGACGGTCGTGGTGCCGGCCTCCGACATTGAAGCGGTCAAGTTCCTGAAAGCCAGCGACGAATACGAGCCGTTCAAGGAGTGACATCGATGATCGGAATGGATCGCCACACCGGCCTACCCATATCCGGCATCGAGCACCTGCGCCAATCCATTGCCGATATCTTGAGCACGCCGCTGGGTAGTCGCCGGCACCGTATGGAATACGGCAGCAAGCTACGGCGGTTTGTCGATTTGCCCATCAACGAAGGCTGGAAAAGCGCTGTACAGGCTGAGGTTGCCCGCGCTCTGGAGCGCTGGGAGCCGCGTTTGAAGTTGGATCAGGTGCGGGTCATTTCCGTCATTGGTGGGCAAATCAATTTGCAAATCGTCGGGAAGTTCATAGGCGACAGCGTCACGTTGGAGGTGGCCGCATGAGTACCGTAGATCTGTCGTCGCTTCCGGCGCCGACCGTGCTGGAGCCTCTGGACTTTGAAGAGGTTTACCAGGACGGGCTGAGCGTGTTTCGCGGGTACATGGGCGGGAACTGGACGGCCGCGCTGGAAAGCGATCCAGTGGTCAAAGTGCTTGAGGTCGGGGCTTACAACAAGGTCGGTAACCGCGCCCGGGTCAATGACGCCGGCAAGGCGCTGTTACTGGCGCATGCCATTCGCGGCGACCTCGATCACTTGGGGGCCAACGTCAATCTGACGCGCCTGGTCATTCAGGCCGAGGATCTGCTGGCGGTGCCGTCGTTACCCACGGTCATGGAAGACGACGACCCGTTTCGCGAACGCATCCAGTTGGCCTATGAGGGTTTGACCACGGCCGGCCCGCGTAACAGCTACATCCTGCATGCGCGTAACGCCTCTGGACTGGTAGCAGACGCCACGGCCGAAAGCCCGAAGCCCTGTTACGTCACGGTCACAGTGCTGGGATTGGACGGGGAAGGCGAAGCACCGCCGGAACTGCTGGCGACGGTGGCGGCTGCGCTGAATGACGAGGACGTGCGGCCGGTTGGTGATCGGGTGACGGTGCAGAGCGCGCAGGTGATCCGTTACGAGATCGACGCCATTTTGCACATGGCCAGCGCCGGCCCCGAAGCGGATGCCAGTCTGGCCGAGGCCAAAAGCCGCTTGGCAGCTTGGATCAATCCACGCAAGCGGCTGGGCGTCGAGGTCGCCCGCTCCGCTGTTGACGCCCAGTTGCACGTTGCCGGCGTTGCCCGGGTTGAGTTGGTCGGATGGCAGGATCTGGCCCCAACCAAGGCGCAAGCGGCGTTCTGTACACGCTACAACGTGAGGCTGGCGAGCTGATATGAAAAGCCTTCTGCCGCTCAACAGCACACAACTGGAACGGGCCATGGAGGCTGCGTTCTTCGAAAAGACGATTGTTCCACTGCGCGACCTCTACAACGCCGATACCTGCCCGGTTCATCTGCTACCGCACCTGGCATGGGCGTGGTCGGTGGATCGCTGGGATTACCGTTGGAGCGAAGCTACCAAGCGCGCGGCCATCAAGGCGTCGTACTACATCCACAAGCACAAGGGCACCATCGGCGCTCTGCGTCGCGTGGTTGAGCCACTGGGCTACTTGATCGAGATCGTCGAGTGGTTCCAGACGGTGCCCGAGGGTGTGCCGGGTACCTTCGCGCTGAAGGTTGGCGTTCTCGACACGGGTATCACCGAGGAGATGTACCAGGAGCTGGAACGTCTGATTGACGATGCCAAACCCGTCACCCGGCAACTGACCCGGCTTGCGATTAGCCTCGAAACCCAAGGCAATTTAGACATTGCCGTGTCCCTCTACGACGGCGACGAAATCGATGTTTACCCGCCCGTCATGCGTGACATTGAGGTCACCGGCAGCATTGGCGTGGTCGGCCGCGAACACACCATAGACACCCTGGACGTTTATTATGATTGATGCGAATTCGCAGTTTTTCGCGATCCTCACGAACGTGGGGATGGCCAAACAGGCGAACGCCGACGCGCTCGGCATTGCCTGGAAGATCACGGAAATGGGGGTTGGCGATGCGAACCCGGGAGGGTTGGCCGACCCGCCCAATCCAGTGCCGGCGGCCACTCAGACCAAGCTGCTTAACGAATGGCGCCGCAAGCCGCTGAATCAGCTTCGCGTTGACCCGGTCAACCCGGCGGTGATCATCGCCGAGCAAATCATTCCGGCCGACGAGGGCGGTAAGTGGATCCGCGAAATCGGCCTCTACGACGCTGACGGGGATCTAGTGGCGGTGGCCAACTGTGCGCCGAGCTTCAAGCCGCTGCTGTCGCAAGGCTCCGGCCGCACGCAAGTGGTGCGGATGAACTTCGTGGTCAGCAGTACGGGCAACATCACGCTCAAGATTGACCCGGCGGTGGTGCTGGCGACCCGTGAGTGGGTGCTTGCGCAGATTCTCGAGGAATTGAGCAAGCTCGACATCAAGCAGTCGGTGCGCGCTGCCACCACGGCCAATATCAATTTGGTCGGTTTGCAGGTGGTGGACGGGGTTTCGCTGAACGCCGGCGACCGGGTGCTGGTGAAAGACCAAATAGCGGCCAAGGACAACGGCCCGTATGTGGTGGCGGTGGGTGCGTGGGTGCGGGCCAAGGATGCGGATAACAGCACCAAGGTGACGCCGAACCTGACGGTAGCGGTCGAGGTCGGCGCTACTCAGGCCGACACGATCTGGCAACTGGTGACGGATGGCCCGATTGTCGTGGGCACCACCGCGCTGACGTTCAAGAACATCACGGACGGTTTCGCCCGGCTGTTCTCGCCGACGTTTATCGGCAATCCCACGGCCCCCACGCCGGCGCAGTTCGATAGCAGCAAGTCGTTGGCGACGACTGAGTTTCTAAAGCGGCGCGGTATCGAGTATTCGGGGTTCACAACCAACGACGCGAGCTTGGTGCTTTCGGCGGCGCACGTCGGCGGCCTGCACAGTTTCTCCGCCGCTGCGCAGCTCACGGCGACCTTGCCGCCAACGGCGGGCGTGGCGCAGGGGGCCACGATCACGCTGGCCAGCGCCGGCTCGGGCGGGCTGAAAGTCGTGGGTTCGGGAACTGACGTGGTGTACACCTCGACCGGTGTTGCCGGGCCTCTCGTGTTGGCCCTGGGCGACACGGCCGGATTCATCCGCCTGCAGGACCAGTGGCGGCTGATCGGCGGCACTGCGGCGCTACCTTTTGCGGGGGTCATGGCCGGGCCAAGCTTTTCGACTCGGCCGCAATTTGATGATTCCAAGGCTCTGGCTACCACGGAGTTTGTGAAGCGGGCGCTTGGTAATTGCAAGGGTTTCGTTTACGTGTCTGCCAATACAGTGCTAACGGCGGCTCAGGTCGGCAGTTATGTCTCGTCGAACGTCGGTTCAGGGGCCGTCAATGTCGGATTGCCTTTGCTCAGCTCGGTAGCTCCGGGATCGATGTTCGTTATCTCCCACTCATCGACAGCGATGGCGTCGTTTGCAGTAACGACATCGGGTAGCGATGCGCTTGTATTTGAAGGGCTGGCCGACACTGCGGCGCCTTACGTCATGGCGGTGGGTGAAACGCTGACTGTTGTCTCCACTGGAGTGGTCTGGAAAGTCGTGGCCAGTAACGGCGCAAGGTTTCTGAAGCATGGCGGCGGGTTCGCTGCTGGCGTGGGCGTTCAGGGCTATCAGAAGCTGCCGAGTGGGACAGTGATTCAAAGGGGCACGGGGACGACGGTTAACGGAACTGGCACAGTGTCATTTCCTGTCGCATTCCCTACGGCTTGCCATCAGATTCTGGTTACGGAATCCGCCGGGGGTGGCTGGAGCCCGTCGAACTTCACGGTTTACGGCGCGGGCGCTAAAACCCTATTGGGCGCCACAATTCGATCAATGAACTGGAGCGGGTCTTCTTGGACAGGGACGACCGGCAACTTCCACTACATCGCCATAGGAGAATGATCATGTTGTTTAGTCCAACCACATGCGGTTTCTATGATCCTGACATCAATCTCGTTATTCCTGATGATGCAGTGGTAATTAATGATGATCTTTATGCCGAGCTTTTGCTTGGCAACTCGCGTGGAATGATCATTTCGTCAGATAAACATGGTTATCCATGCCTAGTTTCTCCGGAACCGCCATCGGTGGAATACCTCGCTGAGGTCGAGCGAGCTTGGCGCGATGTCCAGTTGTCAGTGACCGATGCTTTGGTGGCTCGGCATCGCGACGAGCTGGAAGAGGGCGGCTCCACCTATCTCACTGCCGAGCAGTACGCGGAGTTGCAGGCCTACCGCCGGCAGTTGCGCGACTGGCCGCAAGGCTCGCAATTCCCGCTCGCCGAGCATCGGCCGATCGCGCCGCCCTGGTTGATCGAGCAAGTCCAATAGACGCCCCGCACTGACGGGGCGTTTTCTTTTCCGTTACGCGTAACACGCACACCCTCACAGCCTCGCTTATGCGGGGCTTTTTCGTTTCTGGAGACTGACCCTTATGAGTGGTTTATTTCACGGCATCACGACTACGGTGGTGGAGACCGGCGCGCGCACCATCTCGCTGCCGTCGTCGTCGATTATCGGCCTGTGCGACACCTTTACCCCGGGCCAACTCGGCGGCGGTACGGCCAAGGCCGGCGAACTGAAGTTGATCACCACCGAGCGCGAAGCCATTGCCGCGTTCGGTGCCGACTCGGCCATCACCAAGGCCTGTCAGGCGATCTACGTCAAAGCCAAGGCCGTGATCGTCGCTATCGGCGTGCCCAAACTGGAAGACGCCGCGCTGCAAACCTCGGCGATCATCGGCGGCGTGCTGGCCTCGGGTCAGCGTACCGGCCTACAGGCGTTGCTCGACGGCAAAAGCCTGTTCAACGCCCAACCGCGATTGCTGATCGCACCGGGCCACACGGCGACTCAGGCGGTGGCCACGGCCATCGACAGCGTGGCGCAGAAACTGCGTGCCATCGGCATCATCGACGGGCCGGGTACTACAGACGAGGCTGCCATGGCCTACGCCGATAACTTCGGCAGTCGCAACCTGTTCATGGTCGACCCGGGCGTCAAGTATTGGGACACCGTCACCAGCGCTACGGTCGACGCGCCCGGCTCGGCTTGGGCTGCAGGCCTGTTTGCGTGGACGGATGCTGAATACGGTTTCTGGGCCTCGCCATCGAACAAGGAGCTGACCGGCATCACCGGCACCGGCCGCGCGGTCGAGTACCTGGACGGCGACGAGACCTGCCGGGCCAACCTGCTCAACAACGCCAATATCACCACGATCATTCGAGATGACGGTTATCGCCTGTGGGGTAACCGCACGCTGTCGAGCGATCCGAAGTGGGCCTTTGTTACTCGCGTTCGCACGCTGTTCATCCTCATGGACGCTGTGCAGGCCGGGCACAAATGGGCGGTCGACCGCTCGATCACCAAGACCTATGTGGCCGATGTCACCAACGGTCTGGATGCATTCCTGCGCGACCTGAAAGCCCAGGGCGCGATCATCAACTTTGAAGTGTTCGCCGACACCGAACTGAACACGGCCAGCCAGATCGCCCAGGGCAAGGTGTATTGGCGCATCCGTTTCACCGATGTGCCGCCAGCAGAGAACCCGAATTTCCTTTTCGAAGTCACCGATCAGTGGATGACCGAAGTGCTTGAAGCAGCCTAAGGGGGCGTAGCAAATGATTCCTCAGACTTTGTACAACACCAACCTGTTCGTCGACGGCGTGAACTTCTCCGGCGATGTGCCTAGCCTCACGCTGCCCAAGCTGACCACCAAGACTGACGAATATCGTGGCGGCGGCATGGCCGGCCCCATCGATATGGATCAGGGGCTTGAGAAAATGGAAGCCTCGTTTGTCACCAAGGGCGTGCGCCGCGAGTCGCTGAAGTACTTCGGCCTGGCCGACGGCACGGCGTTCAACGCCACGTTTCGAGGTGCCTTCAAGGGCCAGAAGGGTGCGGTAACAGCGGTCGTTGCCACTCTGCGCGGTCGCCTCAAAGAGGTCGACATGGGCGACTGGAAAGCCGGTGATGCGGCCGAGATCAAACACGCCGTTTCGGTCACGTACTACAAGCTCGAAATTGACGGGCGCCTGATGTACGAAATCGACATGGTCGCCGGCATTCAGGTGATCGACGGCAAAGACCAACTGCTCGAAGTGCGCAACGCGCTCGGCATGTAAGGAATAGATCCAGATGACTCAAGTAATCGCTAAAACCCTGCCTGCCTGGCTGTCGCTCAGTGCAATCGGTGCCGTCGTAACCCTGACCCGCCCAAGCCAAGCCAATAGCGTCGACGTCGAGGCGTTGACCCTGCGTGCCCCGACCGTGCGTGCGGTACGCGCGGCCGATCGCGCCGCCAATGGTGACGACGAACAGCGCGAGCTGATGTTGTTCGCCGGTCTGGCTGAAGTCGGGCTGAAGGATCTGGAAGGCCTCAAGCTGACGGATTATCGCCGCGTGCAAACGGCGTATTCGCACCTGGTACCGAAAACCGATTATTCGGACTCGATGCCGGCGTGGTTGTCGCTAACCACCGATCAGGTGCTGGTGACGCTGTCGTGTCCGAGTGAAATCAATGGCGTGACCGTCGACAAGCTGGCCTTGCGTTCGCCGACTGTGGGCGACGTGCGAGCGGCCAACCGTGAGGTGGGTGGCGACGATGAGCAGCGCGAGCTGGTGTTGTTTGCGGCGCTGTCCGGCGCTTCGGTGGCGGATCTGGAGGGGCTGAAGCTGGTGGATTTTAACCGCTTGCAGGCCGGCTATTTTCGCATGGACAACGACGACGGGCTTTAACCCCAGCGTGATCAAGTCGGCGGCGAAACGTCTGGCGGCGGAAACCGGATTTTCCGCCGCTGAGATCCAGTCGATGCCGTTCGCGGATATGGTGTGGTGGCTCACGGATTGAGCCGCCATCGGTAGTGCTGGGCACATGAGGGCCACGACATGGCAAACAAACTCGCCCTCGGGCTGGTGATCGGCGGTGCCGTCAGTTCCACGGTCGGCGCCGCGTTCAAGGATGTGACCGGGCGCATCAAGCGCCTTGAGGCTGAAGGCAACAAAGCGCGCGTGCTGCAGCGCACGATTGGCGACACCATCCGCCTGCGCGAAGAATGGAAGAAGGCTCACGACACCGGTGCGTCCGGTGCGTCCAAATTACTCAACCGCTTGAACTCGAACCTGGACAGTTTGAAAAAGCAGGGGATCGAGGTCGGCAAGCTGGAAAAAGCCTATCGCTCGATGGGGCAAACGGCCAACAAAGCCGAGCTGAAAGCCAAGGGGCATCAGCAGATCGATTCTGGCGTAAAGGGCATGAAGGGCGCTGTCGGTGCTGCGGTTGTGGGTGTCGGTGCCATGGCGGTGCCGGCCAAGGTCAGCGCTGATTTTGGCGCCATTGTGCGAGACATCGCGATCAAGGCCGGCATTGCCAACAAGCCGCAAGAGCAGGAGATGTCGCGCAAGATTATCGACACGTCACGCGATATCGGCATGGCGCGCAACGATGTGGCTGACGTGGTCAATCAGTTGGTCGGCGCCGGTATGGACTTGAGCAAGGCGCTGGAATACGCGCCTGTCGCGGCCAAGTTTGTCGTGGGGCAGGGATCCAGCGGCGTCGACACGGCGAAGATGATCAACGCCCTGGGGCAGAACGCCAAGATCACCGACCCCAAGCAAATGCAGCAGGCGCTGGAGGCGATTGCCTACCAAGGGCAGGCGGGCAGCTTTGAAGCGGCCGACATGGCCAAGTGGTTCCCGGAACTGCTGGCCAACATGGCCAGCAACGGCATTACCGGCTTGGATGCGGTGACGCAACTGGGCGCCATGTTGCAGGTGCAGATGAAGCAGGCCGGCAGTTCGGACGAAGCGGCCAACAACCTGAAAAACTGGATGGGCAAAATCGGTTCGACCGATACGGTCAAGGCTTATGAAAAAGCCGGGATCGACTACAAAGGATCGATGCAGACCGGTTTGCAAAACGGCATGTCGACGCTTGAGACCAGTATGGCGCTGGCTCAGAAATACATTCAGGCGACCGATCCGAAGCGTGCGGCGGCCATGGCCGAAGCGACGTCAAAGATCAGCAAGGAAGCCGATCCGGACAAGGCGAAGGCCATGATGGCTTCGCTGGAAGAATCGTTGCGCACCGGTGACCTGTTCGCCGACATGCAGGTCAAGGCCGCACTGTCGGCCTACATGCAGAACAAGGCGCTGTACAGCCAGCTCAAAAACGATTCGCGTGAGGCGACCGGGATCCTCGACAAGAACCTCGCCGAGCGGCGTGAGTCGTCATCGCAGAAATGGGCGGAAATGGCCCAGTCGATGGATGACGCCATGCGTAGCATCGGTGATGCGCTGCGGCCGGTGACGGACACTGTGGCCGAGTCGTTGACCAAGGTTACTAAAGGCATTACGTCGCTGACGGATAGCGCGCCAGGGGTAGTTGCCGGTATCGCCACGGTCGGGGCGGGGCTGATCGCCTTAAAAGGTATCTTCAGCACGATCAAAATCAGCAAGGGGCTACTTAACCTTGCACGTGGTTCGCGCGGTGGCAGTAGAGAAAGAGACGCCGGCAATCAAAAGCCCGGAGAACTTGATCTGGTAGCGACTGGCCTGGATGTTGTTTCGCGGGTGAAGGAAGCGGCAACGGGCGGCGGCCTTGGCACTGAAACTGGCGCAGGTAACGACGGCGTCAAAAAGGTTTTCGTCGTCAATGCCGGTGCTATGGGTGGCGGTGTGGATGCGTCGGGCGAATCGCGCCGACGTGGACGTGGGTCAAGGCGCAGCGCTCGGCGTCGGTCGTTGCCGAGTTCGAGAGGGCCTCGCCCGTCTGTGCCTCGTCCACCTGTTCCGGTTTCACGCCCATCTGTTCCGGCTCCGCGTCCACCTGTTTCGATCCCGACGCCATCAGCCCCTGCCGTTCCAAGTGGGGCGCTGTCAAAGCTCGGCGTCGTTGCAGAGTCCGTCGGTAAGGTCGGCAAGGCGGCTAAGGTCATTCCTGGCGGCACGCTGCTGGAGTCCGGTGCGATGGCTTTTGAAACCTTTCAAAACGCCAAGACCAAGGACGAAAAAGCCGAAGGCTACGGTGCGGCCGCCGGCAATCTGGCCGGCACCATGGCCGGTGCAGCAGCTGGTGCCGCCATTGGTTCGGTGGTGCCCATCATCGGCACGGCTATTGGTGGCCTGATTGGTGCTTACCTCGGCAGTCAGGGCGGCGCGGCGCTGGGCGGATCCTTGGGTAAATCGCTGTTCGGTGGCGAGGATGAAAAGCCCGAACAGACTGCAAAGGCACCGGTGCCAACCACGCCGCTCATGATGGCGTCAGCGGGCCAGCAAGGACCGGCGCTGGGGGATGTCGCGCGCTCTATGGCGGTGACGGTGCCGCTCAAATCGGCGGCGACGGCGATCCAGCTCAAGGAGCCAGAAAAACCGGTGCCGGCCAAGGTGGACCAGCAGTTTCAGTACTCGCTGAACATGCCGGTCACGGTGCAGGGCGACGTCAAGGACCCGCAAGCTCTGGCGCAGGATCTGATGCCGCACATGCAGCGAATGATGGCGGATGCGGCGAAGAGTAACGCTGCCAAGCTGTACGACGAACCCCATGTCTAAGGAGGTTTCATGGCTTACATGGAGCAAATGCAATCGAGCCTGAAGTATTTGGTCGAGGCAGCGGAAACCGGGCGGCGCAGTGCTGACGGCATGCTGACCCCGGTCAACGGCGCGATCCGCGAACTGACCGGCGCCGCGTCCGAGCTGGAAAACATCCCGTTTGTTGGGCCGGCGATCGGGGCCAAGCTTCAGCGGGTCATGCGCGGCGTCGACGCAGCTCAAGCCAAGGTCGGTCAGGTGGTGGCGGTGTACGGCCGCGCCACTCGGGCGGCGGCTGAAGTGCAGGATCGGCTGGGCACGTTGAAGGAACAGGCGGGTAAGGCGGCCACGGCAATCAACAATGTCGCCGGCAAGGTCAGCCCGTCGCTGGCCAACATCGTGCCCACCAGTTCTTTTGCCGGGGAGGCCACGCCGGCGCCGGAGGCGGTGAAGCCGTTCCCGCACCTGATGATCATTCAGCCGCGCGATCCGAAGATTGAGCCGTACTACTTCAACCTCGATACGGCGGCCTTTGATGAGCTCAGTCGTTCGACCGAGTTCCGTTGGGCTTCGCAGGAGCGGTTGACGCGCCGGCCGGCGAAGCAGGCCATCGGTATGGGCGATGAAAAGTTAACGCTCAAGGGCACGATCTACCCAGGCTTCAAGGGTGGATTGAAGCAGCTCGACACCCTGCGTTCCATCGGGGCCAGGCTTCAACCGCTGACTCTGACCACCGGCTATGGCGAAGTGATCGGAACGTGGTGCCTGAAAAACATCAACGAGGAACAGTCCGCGCTGCTGCACGGCGGGATTGCTCGCAAACAGGGCTTCACTCTGGAGTTTGAGCGCTATGGCGACGACATGCAGGACGTCTGATGGCGACATGCTCGATGTCATTTGCAACAACGTTTACGGCCATCTGAATGGCAGCGTCGAGGCGGTGCTCGATGCCAATCAGGGGCTGGCCGATGAGCCTCAGCCGTTCCGGTCGGGCGTGATTATCGTCCTGCCGGATCTGCCCAGCCCGACCAGTGAGGGCGTCAGCTTGTGGGATTGACCCGGCGCTATGCCTTCGCCGGCGCCGCGTCGCGTTACGCGTAACGACACCTTGTTTTCTGGCCCGCCTTGTGCGGGCTTTTTATTGGAAAAAACCATGACTCCGATGTTTCGAATCGTCGCCGATGGGGCTGATGTCACGGCCAAGATCAATGATCGGCTGTTGTTGCTGCGTACTTCTGACAAGCCAGGCATGGAGTCCGACGAGTTTGAGCTGCGTATCGACGACCGTGACGGGCAAGTGCAATTGCCTCGTCGCGGCAGCTCAATCGAGATCTACCTGGGTTATGCCGAAACGACCTTGGCGCGCATGGGCAGTTACACCGTGGACACGGTCGAGGTATCAGGCCCACCGGATACCATCGTGATCAAGGGCAAGGCCAGCGACATGCGTGGCAGTGGCAAGACTATCCGTAGCGGAAGCTGGGAAGACGTGCCGCTGTCAAAGATCGTGGCTGACGTCGCCGCGCGCAATGGCTGGCAGCCGGTTTGCCCGGTGTCGACCAAGGTCGCCCGGGTCGACCAGCTCAACGAGTCCGATTTTAATTTCATCACCCGGTTGGCCAAGCAATACGACTGCACGGCCAAGGTGGCCGACGGCAAGTTGTTGGTGATGCCGCGCCAAGGTGGCCAGACAGCCAGCGGCAAGACGTTCGGCGCCATTACCCTGACTCGACGCGACCTCAGCCGTTGGCAGTTCAGTCTCGGTGATCGCAACTCACACAAGGCGGTCTCGACCAAGCATCAGGACAAGAAGAACGGTAAGCTCGCGGTGGTCACCATCGACAATGATGACGCTCCGGATGGCCTGCCGGCAGTGCATACCGACCGCCATATCTACCCAAACAAGACCGCTGCTGAAGCGGCAGCCAAGGCCCGTCTGTCAGCGTTCAACCGCTCGACCGCCGATGTGCGGCTTGAAATGCCCGGCCGAACGGACATCTTCGCCGAGCGGCCCATCATCGCTCAGGGTTTCAAGGTGGGGCTTGATGGCGAATACCTGGCGGATTCGGTCGAGCAGGTGTTCACCCAGTCCGGCTGGTCGACCACGGTCGAATGCAATGCCGGCAAAGCAGGTAAATCCAAGGGCAATAAAAAGAAAGGGCCGAAACCACCCCTCAAGGTGGTGAACATCGAGAAGCAGTAGCCGCATCCTATCGCCGCCTGAGTGCGGTTTTTTTACGTCTGGAGTTTGTATGTCCATCACTGAACAACAGCTGCAAAGCATCATGCCCAACGCCCGCCGCCAAGCGGGCGTTTTTGTTTCCGCCCTGAGCACCGCCATGCAGCATTACCAGATCGTCGGCCCCAAGCGCGCGGCCGCGTTCATTGCGCAGATTGGCCATGAGTCTGGCCAGCTGCACTATGTCCGTGAAATCTGGGGGCCTACCGCTGCGCAGCGCGGATACGAGGGACGCGAAGACTTGGGCAATGCCTTGCCCGGCGATGGCCGCAAGTATTGCGGTCGCGGCCTGATCCAAATCACCGGCCGGGCGAACTACGCCAAGTGCGGCGAGGCGCTGGGGCTCGACCTGATCAGCCATCCCGAACTGCTCGAGCTGCCGCAGCATGCCGCGATGTCGGCGGCGTGGTTCTGGAAACAGAAGGGACTGAATGATTTGGCCGATCGGGAAGAGTTCAACACCATTACTCGGCGAATCAACGGCGGACTGAACGGCTTGGCGGAACGCCTGGCGCTCTGGAAGAAGGCACGGGAGGTGCTGGCGTGACCGTGCCGTGGCGGCTGATCGGCTTGCTGGCGCTGGCGCTCGCCGGCGCCGGTAGCGCTTGGCAGGTCCAGGACTGGCGCTACGGTAATCAGTTGGCAGAGCAATCCCGGTTGCACACCGAAACCCTGAATCGACTGACCCAGGCTGCCGCCACCGCGCAGCAGGCCGAGCAGGACAAGAGGCTGGCGCTCGAGCAACGGCTCAAGGCCAGTGAACAAACCCGTTACCGAGCACTGAACGATGCCCAACGTGATCAGGATCGCCTGCGCGATCGTCTTGCCACTGCTGATCTGCGCCTGTCAGTCCTCATCGACGCAGGCGACGCTGCCCAAGGCTGCTGTGTGCCAGCCACCTCCGGCGCCGGCGGCGTGGATCATGCAGCCGTACGCGCCCGACTTGACCCAGCGCATGCTCAACGAATTGTCGCCATCACCGATGAAGGCGACCGGGGACTGATCGCGCTGCAGGCTTGCCAGGCGTACGTGAAGGCGATCAGCTCTCGCGCTCCTGCGCCTCCCTGAGAAGGCGCTGGTTTTCGTGGAAGAGGTGCGTGTTCTGATGCTTGATATCGTTGAACACGCGAAGCCGGCTCGAAAGCTCGGTAGTTTGAGACTGAAGGCGATTCACATCGGCCTGGGCTGCCAGCAACTGTTTCCGCAAAGAGTCACGGTCTTTGCTGGTCTCGGTGTTCATTTCCACCAGCTTGAATATCCGCTCCCGCTCTTCGCGAAGTTGCCGATTCAATTCCTCGAATTCATTTTCGTAGAGCCTGAGCTGCTGCCGGCAGGTTTCGAGTGGCGTCGGGCAGCCGAGCCAGTCGTCTGTGTCTTCTATATATAGGGGATCCACGGAGGTGCCTTGCTTAATACTGTTTTTATATACAGTAATCGAGGCGCGGACGGTCGGCGAGGGTGAGGCGACGAGCTGTAGGAGGGGCGGGGTAAAGGCCAGGATGGCCGTTCGGCCATCCTGGTGTGGAGCGCATCAGACTCGGCTGATGTAGATCTTAAAAGGCTTGCCGACCGCGCGAAGGATCTGGCCGCTTTTCAAGCGGCGCGTCCAACGCAGGATAAACGTGCCCCGTTCGTCGGTATAGGTCATGACCTAATCTCCGTGGGATTGTGGCCACTACTCATTAGGTGGACAGAACAGCCGAACGGGACTAGCATATGCACCTGCTACGGAATGCCTCTGCAAGCTGTTCGTATCTGCGGAAAGCGAGTGGAGTACTTTCCTGGCAGGCCGCAAGCCTGCCACCATCTAGCTGGCCACGGTGAGACGTGGTCAGCTAGATTATTTAGTTATTCCATCATTACGCACATTTTTTTTCAGGCTCCCAGCCGCTTCCACCATCCTTGAAGAACAATTCAGTGTCCTTTTTTTCTAGGTGGTTGATCTTTTCAAGAAGTTCTCGAACAGTGCTGGCCTTGTTCTGGCTTTCCAGATAAAGGCTTCTCAACGTCATGTCCGCGATTTTTTGGATAGGGTTTTCGCCAGACTCCCACTTTTTAACTGTCTCTTCTGAGTAACCGATGATACCGGCCAGAGATTTTCTGGTCAGCTTCACTTCGCTTCTCAGAAAGCGAAACTCATCGCCATTCAAGAGCGTGTTTTTTTCTACCAGCGAAAAAGCGATAGCTTTGTGCAAGCCTTTGACGTCTTCGATGTGAAAAACAGGCTTGCCATCACTGGAGACACCTACGGTGTAGCCATTCGCGAGCCACACGTTGGAGAGACCACAAGCTACATAATGGAACTGGTCCATTTCATTTCACCTCAATTGATGCAGACAGAACCTCAATCCAAGAGTCATCTTGGGTTAAGGCAAAAACGACCTTTACAAGCCCTTCATGGGAGTGAAAGGAAATTACTCCACGAGCTTCGTCATCACTGATCTCCAGCCCATGGTGCATTACCTGCCCCTCCGTTAAGCAATCCCAAATCTGTGGCATTGACAAGATTCGTGCGCTTGCAAGGTCATTTATATCTTGCGAGTAAGCAACCCTTTCTAGATCACTTGCGACCTCGTTGACGCGTCTTGTCAGCATCCTCGGGTGGTCTACTAATTTAGCGACATTTTTGCTGCTGCTCTGCATAGGGAACCACCCGCTTTTTTCAGAAGTATAGGTATTTAATACCTGTAAGGCAAGCGGCTTTGAATAACTAGCATCGACGAAGTGGTCGCATGGTTTACACAAGCTGGTGAGTTACTCTGGACTCATCATCAGCGCCAAGGTCATCTTGATGAACTCCTCATTTCGATCGATTGCACCCAGTGACACGCGAACGTTTTCCCCGACTTCGGCGAATCCGCGCTGCTCAACCCAAAGGGTGAGCTCCATGATGGCGGCTTCGAGGGCCAGTTGGTTCTCGTTGATTTTGTAGAGCAGGGAAGGGAGCAGATCAGAGTTAGACATCGCGGGTTCCTCCGTGAAAGAGCCCAGCGTAGCACCGTGTTACATGAAGAGTGTTTTATGTTCGGCAGGACGCCGGAGAAGGGAGTGAAAAGCTGCTAGTTATGGAACACGTCCAGAATAGTTATGGAACACATCTCGATGACCGCATATTTTTCAGAACGCCAGAAACGACAAAGCCCTGAATAATCAGGGCTTTGTCGTATCAAATATGGCGGAGGCGATGGGATTCGAACTCATGGACCTGTTACAGTCGACGGTTTTCAAGACCGTTGCCTTAAACCACTCGGCCACACCTCCGTTGCGTTGCGGGCGCCATAATACCTGAATGAAACACACTGTCAAACTCTGTGCATGGCTTGTTACAGAGCGTCTGTTATGATCTTTGCGACTGAACGTTTCAAACCAACAGGAGTGTCGCCATGCGCGAACAGGATTACGCAGTTCACAACAGCGTGCAGGCTGAGCAGCTAGAGGTTAGCCGCGTCCTGCGCAACACTTACGGTCTACTGGCGCTCACCCTCGCATTCAGCGGTGTGATGGCGTTCGTGGCCCAGCAGATGCGGGTCGGCTATCCGAATATTTTCGTGGTGCTGATCGGTTTCTACGGGCTGTTCTTCCTCACCAACAAGCTTCGTGATTCCGCCTGGGGCCTGGTGTCGGCGTTTGCCCTGACCGGTTTCATGGGGTTCCTGCTCGGCCCGATCCTCAACCGTTACCTGGGCATGCAGGGCGGCGCTGAAGTGGTCAGCTCCGCGTTCGCGATGACCGCACTGGTGTTCGGTGGTCTGTCGGCCTACGTGCTGATCACCCGCAAGGACATGAGCTTCCTCGGTGGGTTCATCACCGCCGGTTTCTTCGTTCTGCTGGGTGCGACGCTGGCAAGCATGTTCTTCCAGATCAGCGGCCTGCAACTGGCGATCAGCGCAGGTTTCGTGCTGTTCTCCTCGGTTTGCATCCTGTTCCAGACCAGCGCCATCATCCACGGCGGCGAGCGCAACTACATCATGGCGACCATCAGCCTGTATGTATCGATCTACAACCTGTTCGTCAGCCTGTTGCAGATCTTCGGCATCATGAGCCGCGACGACTGA